TTGCCTCTGCATTTCCTCCCTCTGCAATTTCAGTTCTTCACGTTGCAGCGCCAAGTCCTTTCTTTGTAAGAGAATCGTGACAATAAGGCCTATAAACGCAAGAGCGGTAAAAAAGGTATTAAGAATGTTGAAAGCATCACCAATTTCATTAAGATTTTTTAAAGAGAGTGTAGCCCATGTATAAAAGATTATAAATAGGAATAAAATGACAATAAAAATATAACGCAGAGTTTTATTCCTTTTAAACATGCGGATGAATCGCATCCATACTGCTTGTTCATCCCTGGATGCTGCTCGCGCACGTTTAAAGGATTGAATGTCTTGAGGCATATTTCAAACAGAGTCAATTAATACAAACAGATCAAGATATTAATAATTTCTATGGGCGAAGTGCTTTTTTTGAAACTGTGTCATAAATATTTTTTACTTTTTCCTCATCTTTTTTATCAAAGGGTCTTCTCCAAGAGGGATCTATTTCTCTGTTTACTATTTTCAAAATTGAAATAGGGTAGATTTTACGACCAAAAGAAGTTCTTTTGTTTCCATTTGAATCTGTATGTGTCATATAACCTTGTGAGGCGTGTTTAAAAATTATATATTGAATAGAATAACCATTATTGTAAAATCGTTCTGAAATAAAAATATCTTGAATGCCTGGAAAATTTTTCCGATATTTTTCCCTATCTGTAGACCCTGGAGGAACGAGACGCCATGTTAAATTT